AATTGGATGTCTCCGGGGAAGTATTGCAAGAACAACGGATTGCTGGTGATATGTATGGTATTCGGTACAATGAGTTACTTGCCTTTGTTATAGCAGCGCTATAAAACTAAAGGATGAAATAGACAAAAAGCTAAGCCTAATCAACACTATCACAAGGACTAACATGGAAAGCATAATCGCACAGCACTACGCTGACCTGCTTAACGCAAGGAATAAGCAATGACCATCTTCATACCGCCATCATCACTTCCTGCGGACACAATGCGCTCAATCGCGCAGGACAGTTTTGAGCAGATCAAGGTTTATGCGCCAGGGGTGGATATTGATGCCGCCGATGCCGCGCGCGCGCTGAGTCTCACGAACCAGATGCTGGGTGAATGGGCAAACGAGAAACTGGTTTGCTTCGCCAACTTGGAGCAATCCTTCCCGCTTGTTCCGGGGGATCGCACCTACACGATCGGCACCGGCGGCGATATCAACAAGGTCCGTCCGCTGAAAATCGAAACCGGACCGGGAATCGCCTATCTGTTGGACTCAAGCAGCAACCGTTTTGAAATTGAAGTCATCGAGCAGGATGAGTGGAACCAGATCAAGCTTCTGACCGTGACAGCGCAGTACCCGAACAAACTATTCTACGATCCGCAGTATCCGCTGGGGATCATCAACATCTTCCCGACACCTGAAACAGCGCATACGGTGTACTTCGACTCACGCCTGAAACTGGCCAGCATGAACGCCCTGGATACTGCATTCAGCCTGCCGGATGGGTACGCGCAGGCGATCAAAAGCAATCTTAGCGTCCGGCTCTGGCGGTATTACAAACAGGGGGCACCAGACCAGGACTTGAAAGACGAGGCAAGCAACGCGCTGGCGGCGATCAGGCGCACAAACCTGAGGCAATCACCGGTGCAGTATGATACAGCCATCGTGAACACCGCCGCGCGCGGCTACAACATCCAGAATGATTCATAGTCATGTTGAGCCCGATTTTTGACAGTTTCAATCGCGACAGGTCAAGAAGTGGGAATACTGACCAGTGCGTGAACATTTATCCTGAAGACATCGACGGGCCGAAGGGGCCTGAAATCGGACTGCTTATCAGCGTGCCCGGAAAGCGGTTGCTTGGAACAATCGGCCCCGGCCCGATCAGGGGGATGTACGAAGGCAACGATGGACTGATGTACGTGGTAAGTGGTGCCGGGGTGTATTCGGCCACCACAGGGTACGCGGGCACCCTGCTCGGCACGATTGACAGCAGTTCTGGTGCCGTGTCGATCATCAACAGCCCAACACAAATTCTTGTTGTGGACGGTACCGGCGGATGGGTGTGGGATAGGGTTGCGCTGACCTTTACGAAAACCATCGAAAATGCCGGGACTGATTGCGTGAATCCTACGGCCGCCATTTATCAGGACGGCTTCGGCATCGTCAACTCTGACGACAATCAAATCTACCAGACGAACTACAACGACCTGGCCGCGATGACATCCGGATCACCGGCGACGGCAAACAATGCATATGTCCAGAACAGTTCAAAAAATGTGGTTACCTTGTTCGACCTGAAGGAAGAGGTTTGGATATTCAAGGAAGATTCGATTGAGATATGGATCAACCAGGGAGCAGCCGGTTTTGCCTTCACGCCGCTGCAGGGCGTGTCTATCCCGGTCGGCTGTTCCGCGCTGGCATCCGTGGCGCAACTTGGCGAAAGCATCGCATGGCTTGGTGGCAGCGAACAAGGCAACGGCGTGGTGTATATGTCGGTAGGCTATCAAGCCGTCCCGATTACCACCCCCGCACTATCAACCCGGTTCCAGAATTTTTCATCCTTGTCTGATGCGGTTGCCTGGGGGTATCAGAAGGACGGGCATTATTTCTACGTGATCACGTTCCCAATCGAAGGGGAATCGTGGGCATATGACCTGAAAACCAAAAAGTGGCACCGCCGCGCGGGGTTCAATAATGGCGTCATGACACGCGACATCGCCAATTGTTCCGTATTTTTCAACGGGCTGAATATCGTTGGCGACTACCAGAACGGGAACATCTATGCGCTGGATAACGAGGTTTTTACCGACAATGGGATGAACAGGAAATGGGTGCGGTCGTGGCGCGCGCTTCCTTCTTCCATGCCGCAAGGTGTACCAATGAGCTTCGATTCACTCCAGATTCTGCTGGAAACCGGCATCACCGTGCCCGCCGGGACGAACCCGCAGATCATGCTGCGCTGGTCAGACGACGGTGGGTACACATGGACGCAGGAATTTCAAGTTCAAATGGGCAAGACGGGCGAAACATCATGGCGCGCAATAAAGATCCGTTGCGGTTCAACCAAAATCGGTACCGGCATGGACCGTATTTGGGAAATCTCAGGGGTTGATCCGGTCGAAATCAAGATCACTGGTGCTACCTTTGAGGGCGGCCCAGCATAGTTGAAATCGCCTGCAATAGCGAGTAATGTGTTCAGTATTGAAAGCGGCAATAGGGCCGGAAAAAGGAGAATAAAAATGGTAAATTATCAAGCACTGCTGCAAAAATATATGCACATGGTTGCCGGAGAAGAAGGAACAACATTCATATCTGACAAGCCTGATTGGATAACCGATGATGAGTGGAAAGAATTGGTTTTTGCTAATCAATCAGTTTTGCGCAACTGGGGCTCTGGCATTGTAGAAACCACAATTCCAGAAGTATATGACACAGAAAACGATGTGATGCTTATCGGCAAGGAAGCAGAAGCGTACCAAGCAAAAGTTGATCGCATTTGTGCGTCCGATCCTTATCTCGCGCTACGACAAGATTTGTGTTGCCTGCTCGGGAAATATTCGTGTGACTTGGTAGATACGAAAGGATTATTTAAGGATGTGGCAATTCGTGCTCTTGAAAAATCATTGCTTGAACTGAAAACCATAAACATCGGATTGTCACCAAAGGACTATTGGGAGTTGATTTTGTATCTCGGTGGTGAAATAACTGCGGTAGAAAATGGATTTAAGGGGAAAGCCCCATCTCAAAACGGGATAGAATTTTTTGTTAATCCATGCGCTCAAAGTATAGGGCTTGAAGTGATCCTTGATAAATATATCAAGACACCAGCATGAGCGTTACCAAACTAAATATCAACGCCGCCACACCGCTGCTTGTCGGCAAGGATGACCGGATTTCGCCGGCATGGTACAATATCCTCTCCGCACTGATTCCCGGCGGCAGAAGCATCCAGGCGCCGCTCGACGGGTTCAGTATCACGATCGAGGATGGAGTCGAAACGCTTATCCTGAACCCTGCCAGCGCGCTGGCAGCCGGAACGATCATCATGCCATCTGGCGCGGGTGATGGTGCCAAGGTAAAAATCACTTCCACGCAAACCATTACTACTTTGACAATTACCGCAGCGAAAGGGCAAACCGTCATGGATGCACCGACCGAACTTACGGTTAGTTTGATCGCGCCGTATGGTTATGAGTTTGTTTTCGACGCTGATAGTGCTACGTGGTACCGGGTGCAGTGATGGATGACTTGGTGACCGACCCACGGGAAAGACTGAACGAACTGCAACGGGTGATGAGCACAATGCCGCAGGCAGAGGGGTTGGTAACCACGCATCACTTCGTACCCGGCCAATATTTGCGCAAGCTCTGGCGGCCAGAGGGCACGGTGATCATCGGTAAAGTGCATAAAGCACCGCACTTCTTCCTGTGTGCCATGGGTGAGATCGCCGTATCATCCGGGGATGGCAACTGGAAGACGTTGAAAGCCGGGGATGTGATCGAATCGCAACCGGGCACAAAGCGCATCACGGTGGCCTTGACTGACGCAATCGGGATAACCGTACACCAGACCTCACTTACCGACCTTGACGAAATCGAAGCTGCACTGATCGAGCCGGATGAACTGGCTTTGTTTGATGCGCGGAACGAGTTGCGAAATTTGGAAATTGGGGACACAATGAACAAACTAACGTCGGGATGATGTAAGGAGGTAATCATGTCTTGGGTATATGCAGCAGTAGCAGTGGGTGGCGCATTGATTGGCGGTATTGCATCTAATCGTGCAGCCAATACGCAATCTGATGCCGCGAACAACGCCACCGCCGCGCAACAGGGCATGTTCGGAACAACGCAGCAAAATCTGCAACCGTACATGGAAGCCGGGCGCGCACCGCTGGCTCAACTGGTCTCAGGAACACAGCCCGGCGGCGATCTCATGCCGCAATCGTACACGCCATACGACATCGAGAAATTCAAAGCCTCACCTGAATACCAGATCATGATGCAGCAGAATGCAGAGGCGCTCAACGCATCGCAGAATGCCTCTTCTCTGTCCGGCGGCGCGAACAGCAATAACATGAAGAGCTTGATGGGGTGGACGCAAGGCAATGCAGTCAACCAGTATCAGACCGGCCTGAGCAATTATCTCCAGCAGTTCCTGACTGGCAATCAGGCCAAGGCGCAGCAATTCGGTACATACCAAACGCTTGCCGGCATGGGGCAGAATGCCGCCGCTGGCCTGGGCGACATCGGAACAAAAGTCGGCGGGCAAATCGGCGAAAATATCATCGGTGCCGGGAACGCGCAGGCAGCGGGCACAGTCGGGGTAGGCAATGCGATCACCGGAGCCATGGGGCAAGGTTATAATTCCTGGTTGCAGCAGCAATACCTGAACAAGTATGCGTTGAATAACGGCATGTCTGGTGCAGAGTATTCGAATGCAGAAGGCGTGCCGATTACTTTGCAGTAAAGGATAAATCATGCCCGTAAATAGTCAAATCCCACTGCAAGTCCAGCAACCTCAATTCATGACCCCCTTCGAGGGGATGTCAGGCGCGCAAACCATTCAACAGCAGATGCAGTCAACGCAACTGAACCAGCAGAAACTTGCGGCCGGCCAGCACGAATTGAACAATCAGATGTTGTTGTCCAGAATCGCCGCCGTGCCGGGCAGCATCGATCCAGCAACCGGGCTTTGGTCGCAGACCGCTATCGACAGCATCGTTCAAGCAAACCCTGTTCTTGGGCGGGATATTCTGCAAAAACAGACCAAAGACAAAATGGCTATCGAGCAATTAAGCCTGCAAAAAAATAAAAACCTGGCGGCAATGCACAAGGCAGGTTCTGACGCTATCAATGACGAGCAGCTTGATGCTGTTGGCGCAGCAGATGCGGCACCCGCAGAAAAACGCGAAGAGGTTTATGCCGCTAAATGGGCGGAAGGGCGTGCCCGGCTGAAGAAGACCGGACTTTTTTCAGAGGATACGCAATTCGCTGATATGTCCTACAAACAGGCAAAGGAAATCTTGTTGCGTCGCGGCGGCAAAGAAGACAAGAATGCGGTTCAAGATATTGCGAATGCGCGCGACATAATCAACGATCTAAAAACAGAGTATTCCCATCTGGATTCGAAAAGCCCGCAGGCTGCGCAGATCATGGAAAAGATTCGTGATGGTGAAGAGGCAATCAAGCGGATGAAAGCAATGCCAGGCGGAGAGAATAAAGAACCATCCAACATTCAAACTGCCCGGATATTGCTGGAGAACAAAAACAATCCTGATTTCATCAACGCATTCAAAATGGGTAAAAGCTCTGCCGATCCGGTTGGAGTTACAGCCAGCGCGCTGTACAAATCGTATACCGATGAAGATATGTGGCCGTCAGAAATTGAAGATGCATCGCAGGATGAAAAGGTTGCCTATGTGCGGAAACTTGCCGGTGCTTTGCACAATAAAGAATCTGGGGTTAAAAAGGATGAAGTTGTCACCCGGTTCGAGGGCGACAAGGACATGGAGGGTATGGTCCTTGGCAAGAAGACTGCCAAAGGCTATGAAGTGATGAGAGGTGGCAAGCTGGCCGGGTATTATCAGTAATGCCATTCATCCCACTCCAAGAAAATGACGCATCTATGCAACGGCCAGATGGGTCACAGAAAGGCATGGGTTTTCTTGGGCCACTTAAATTTCACGATGGAAGAACTTCTACAGAACTTTCTGTTGGTGTAAATATAAATGGCAAGGAAACCGATATTCCTGCTTTAGTACCAACACTTTCAAAAGATGAAATATCTTATCTATTGAGCGGTGGCAAGCCAACTGATTCTATCGTCATAAAGGCGCGCCAGCACGCTGAACAGCGCATCAAACAAGGTAAATCTGTCTTTGCTGGTCCTGATGATTATCAAGCACAGCAAACGAAAAAAATTGGTTTCACACCACTAGCGGATGCTGATGAGCCAACAATTGCGGCGAAGCGCGGTTTCACGCCGATCGAAACACATCGCACATGGGGCAAAGCAGCGCAGGATCTCGCATCCAAGTTATACGCTCCAGACAAACAGCGCGAATATGACCGCACCAACGCGGCGATGCGCGACCATCTCGCGCTTGAACAAAATCCGATAGTTCCCGGCATACAGCGCAACTCAGGCGGCACGATTGAAGCACCTGTCTCCGCGCTTATGGCTGCCAGCCGCCGTGATGCGCAACCAACCAGCGCGTTAAGCGATAGCACAGAAGTTGCCAGGCAATTGGTCGCTGGCGCGGTGACGCGCACACCTGAAATGGTTGGATCAGCACTTAATTGGTGGGCACCGGAAGGGTCTGAAGCAGAGCGTTTAGGCAAGGTCGCAAAGGAATACTGGAAAGAAAAAGGCAAGGGATGGGAGCCTGACTTGAAAGGTCGCGGGGTTGTCGCATCCACGCTGATTGAGGGCGCCGCGCAGGTTGCCCCGTCCGTTTTAGGTATGGCCGCAGCGGCAGTAAATCCGATTGTTGGCGGCACTTTTGTGGCAATGCTCTTTGGCGGACAACAGGCTCAGGAAACATACGACAAAGGAATCGCTGCCGGATTACCACCAGAAGAGGCAACGCAGGCCGCCTACCGCACTGGGCTGATTGAAGGATTTGGGGAAACAATCGCCGATGTCACTGGCGCAAAATTATTGTCCGGCGCCGGGAAAGCGATCTGGACTGCCTGGAAAGGAACGGCAGCCGGCGCAGCAAAAGCCGCGACCTCTCCGCAATGGGCAATGCGCTTTGCGAAGGACTGGACGGCGAATGCGACCATTCAATCCGCGACAGAATATGGTCAAGGCTATGGTGAGGCCGCTGTTGAAAAGGCTTATGGAGTTGATACCCAAGCCCCGAGTCAGGCTGGCGCACATGGCGCGCGCGTGGCTCTGGGCATGTCTGCCTTGCTTGGTATCCCAAGTGCTGTATCACAACGCAATATGGGGCAAAATAGGGCAAAGATCGGCGAATTGCTGAATGACCCCAATGCCCCGGAAGAACTGCGCATCGGCGCGGCGAAGTTCGTGGCCAGCGACATATCGCGAGACGTTGGCAAGGAAAAGGCGGATCAATGGCTTGGGCAAGTAACCAAAGCAATCTCAACCACAGTGCCAGCCGATACCGCGCCGAGTGCGGAGTCCGTCCCACAAATTCACAAACCAGAGAAAGCCGATGCCCTCGAAGCCGCCGACCTACTGTCAGAAGCCAAGGCAACGCCTGCAAATGCTCCCGCTGCCCAAGGCTTCACCCCGACTGAACCGACGCAGCCAAGGCCCAAACGCGGCCCAACTGACGAAGAATCTGCACAAATGGCAAAGGACGCTGCCGCCTACCGGAAACTTCAGGAGGAAACGCAGACCAAATCCCCACCACCCGCCCCGCCCGGTGCGCCGACTTTCACACCAGAGCCTGGCGATGTGCCGACAGCACCGCGCCATGCCGTCGCCGGGTTGCCGGTCCAGGAAATGCCGTTAAACGACTTGAAATTATCTGGGGAAGTGCCACAATTCAAGAAGGCGGCGAACGCTGCAGGAATCGTCATGCCGCTGGGCGGGAATTTTGACCGCACCGGGGTAGCGCCGATTCAGGTTTGGGAGCGGCTGAATGGCGACATGGAGATCATTTCCGGCCGGCACCGGTTCGATCTGGCCAAGCGCAGCGGCGAAGAGACATTGCCGGCGCAGATCCACCGCGAAGCCGATGGGTTCAATGTAAGACAGGCGGCCCGGCTGGATGCCGAGCTCAACATTCGAGACGAACAAGGAGGGGTGTCAGATTATGCAAGCTACTTCAAAAACTCTGCTATCGCGGAAAAGGACGCCGACGCAGCAGGACTTTTGGCGCGGCCAAAGGGAAAAGCTGGATTCGCAATCGCGCGAGACGCAGGAGAGGATGTCTTTGCCTCGCATAGTGCCGGTATCATTTCCGACGAAGCAGCCCTTGCAATAAGCCGGGCAGCACCCGGCGACAACACCATTCAGGCAGTCGGCCTGAAGATGGTGAACGAAGGAAAGAGCATCACCCTGGCCGAGAACACCATGCGCGCCATCAGCATGATGCAAAAGAACGGAGAAGCCAAGCCGGAACAGGGCGACATCTTCGGGTTCGATGACTCCGCCATCCGGGAAGCAGAAGCCATGGCCAAGCGTGCCGCCGCAGCGCAGCGCGCCATCCGGGAACAACTCGCCTCCGTGTCCGGGGCCACCAAGCGCCCGGAGATCGCCCGCAAGCTGGGCGTGGACGTGAAGGACCCGGAAGCTGTCAAAGCCAAGATCGCCGAACTGCATG